GCAGAGGTTCTGTCCATTGGGACATCTGCTTGGTTTCTTGATGCTAACTCTGATGACTCATCTTCTGTAAAGTGATTACCTAAATAAAAATCAATGTCTTCTCTAGCTTCTGTATCCCAATCTGAACGAGCATCTCTCCATTGTCTGAAAAGTTGTTCGTTATATTCTGCTCTTTGGTCTTTTTCCATCTTAATCTTTCATAGACGGCAGTCTACCAAATCTATATTGTTCGTAAGCTCTTAATAAAAGGTCATCTAATATTGTCATTCCAAAAGGCTTGTCTGGGTTTGGATTATTTCTAAATTTATCTTCTTCAGGAGATAATTCAATTCTTTTAGGAAGATTTTCACCTGTCACAGAAGATTCTAATAATTCACTTGCTAATATCTTATTAAATTCATCCATACTCATACCAAATAAAGAATCTGCTATTTCACCACCTTCTTGCTTGCCTTTAACATTTCTTAAATTAATGTTAAAATACTTTAACAAATCTTTAGCTGCTTTTATTCTTTCTTTTTTTGGCAGTTTTATAACTTCTTTAGCCATGTCGTTAATATTGTAATAACCACCTCTCATATTACTTGCATAGTCAGCATCAACTATATCTCCTAATTTTACACTTCCAGATGGATTCATATTTCTAGTTAACTTATTAGTATATTTTTGTAAATAACCTCTATTAATTAAATCCATTGCATCAAATGGTTTATTTCTATTAGGAGCAAGATTCATTTCACTTGCTATCTTATCTAATACTTTTTGCTTACCTTTATCTGGTGCTAAACTTGCAAATTTCTTAGCTAAAGGTACTAACTTACCTGTTTGTTTTATAGAACCTATAGCACCACCCGGCATTACAGAATTTATAATAGCATTTAATATTTCTTGGTTTTTGGCATCTACCTTGTCGGCATCTACCATTGATAAGTTACTTAAAGAATTTTTTTTTTGGAGTTCAGACAATAAACTCTCTAAATTAACAGAAGTAGCATCTCCGACTGCACCACCATCTTGATAATTAGACCCATATAAATTTCTTTTACGACCACCCATATCTTTAAATAAATCCATAACAGCCTTGTATCTTTGTGAATCTGTAACTTTCATAGTTGGTAACTCATAATTATAAAGCTGTGAGTATTCGTTTTTCTTAGCATCTTCTAATAACATTTTAGCTAATATTTCAATACCCTCATCATCTTGAGTAGGACTCATACCAGAATCAATATCTTCAAACATAGGATAAATTGCATTTGGGTCTATAAAATCTGTAACTCTATCAGGTCTAAGACCCATTGGAATCATTTTATCTTTAAAAAATTGTGGAGGCATTAATGCTTCAATTTCTTCTTGAGATAATGTTTGACCACCCTCTTGATAGCCAGCCATCTTCTTTTTCTTTTTAACACCGCCACCATACATATAGTTATCAATCATACCACCACCCATATAGTTATCAACAGAACCTCCGCCCATATATTCATTAACGACTCCACCACCCATCATAGGTTGCATTTGTGCTAATGCGGCTTGTGATATTAATGCATCAATATTTGAATGTGCTGAATTATCTGATACGGCGTTTAATTTTTCTAGAAATGGTTTACCTAACATCTTAGCTGATTCCCTTTTAATTACAAACTCACCGGGAGTTAACATTGTTGGTACGGTATCTGTAGTACTACCCGGCATTAGTCTCTTACCTCAAAATGAGGAAAATCGTCGAAACGGTTGTCCATTACTTGGAAATCCATATCCCAGTCTCCGCCCCATCTTAAACGAATGCCCATGCCCCTAGCAATACCAATGACAAAACCAGCAAAGAGAGTTTGTCGCTCCCTGTCCTCCCAATCAACAGGATAAGGGGTAACGTCAACGGCTTTAGAAGGACTAGAGTTGTGCCTACCGTTAGGATACTTAACTTTTGTACGACCTTCATCATATAATTTATTCTGCCTTTCTTTACTACGATGACCCTCTAGTATAGAGCAGTCAACGTGTTTAATTACCTCATTAAAAACATCTTGAAGTCGCTTGTCACAACTTTTAAGACGTTCTTTTGATTTCTTAGAGTATCTAGGCATTCATTAGATTATACGAATAAATAGGTTACAAACAAAATAAATATATTATATTTTTGAACCAGTAATCCAGTTATATGCTTTTTTTATTTTGTAAACATCAAAATCATCTTTTTTAGTAGTGATTTCGTTTTTATCCATCTTTTCAGTTCTTGGGGGTCGAGCAAAATAGTCGGCGTAATATAGACCATCCATCAAGTCATCATTTCTTGGTTTTGGATGTTCAAAGAACTCATCCATTAATTCTGTCATATGTCTATAAACGTGTAGTTTTTTAGAGTTAACAATTTGTCCTAACGCCGTTTCTAGTCTATCTTCTTTCTTTACTCTTGCAGGAGGTTTAACACCTTTAAACAATCCCGGCATTAATCTTTTTTCTGTAGCAGACATTCGTGTTACCATATCTCTTACCATTTCTTGTGCCGCAACTGTTTCAATGGTTACTCTACGTACAGGAGAGTATTTCTTTGCATACTCAATAATTTTTGCAGGAACATCAAAAGTTGGTATACGTTCCCTAAAGTAATCTAAAACATATCTGTTTTTATGTGCATCAATACCCATAACCATAATTACTTGAAAGTCTGATGTTTCTGATGCAGTAGCCGCTAGGTCAACTCCAATATAAACATTGATTGGTATAGCGTCACTACCTTCAATAATGTAAGGCATATTGTTTTCTTTTTTAAATACGCCATTGTAGTATTGTATTCTATCTATTTTAAAAGCAGCGTTAGTAATATCACGAGCATCATTCATATACTCTTGTGCAAACTTATTAACTAAACCAGCTTCTATAAATTCTCTTTTCTTTGATTCCAACTTTTTTTCAGAAAATTGTGCTTCCCACAAAGGTTTATCGTTTTCAATAGCCTTATAAAAGTTTACTATCCAAGGATATTCACGTTTATCTTCTTGTGCTTTTCTATAACCATCGTATGTCATTTGTAAATAAGAATCAAAATGTACAATCGTGCCTGATAACCATATCCACCCTTCATTTCCGGGCGTTTCTTCGAGTGCTGGATAAACTGTAGATACAATCCACTTTTTAATTTCTGCTCTACGTTCTGGTGTTTTAGTATTTAATTCTGATTCAAAGTCATCAAGAACAATACCAGTATAACGTACATCAACCTCGGCACGACCTCTTAATCTTTGTGATGTTCCTTTTGCTATTACCCTATCGCCTTTTGCAGTAACAATATCTTTTTCTGTCCACCTTTTACCTACAGAGCCACCATCCATTGTCCCAAAATAGTATTTAATCATCTTATTGTTTTCAAAATGACTTCGTATATATTTTAAATGGTCTATTGCCTGACCTTGTTCTTCTGATACCCATGCTATAAAATGTTGCTCATCTGTTTTAGAAAAACAAAGCTTATGCATAATAGCGGCTTTAGAAATAACAGACTTACCATGACCCCTTGGTATAATATTACATATCCTAGCACCCGGCTTGGTTGTAATCATTTGTTTAGCTATTTCATAGTGAAACGGTGCTGATTCTGATTTCTTTAAAAAATCATTGGGTAAGAACGCTCTACCAAAATAAATAAGATTATTGTAAGCGTTTTTTAAAATCTCATCTCGTTCCTTCATTTCAGAAGGACTTGGATTTATATTAAAGTTTTCTGGCATTAAGCTTTATAAATGTCATTACCATCGAAATCTCCAATTTGAACTAATTCATCCTTTAAGTCAAAAATGCTTTCACATATATCGCATATCCAACCACCTAGTTCATCTTTAGAGTTTACATAAGGTAACTTATTCATAATTCTATTCCCAATTATCTCACAATCACACGCAGGGCAAAAATCTGCACCATGCATTAATTCTTTTAGTTCATTTAAAGTTGCCAGTCTTGTAGGATAATATATGCTATACTTTTTTTCCATTTAACTTTGCACTCTGTTGCTCTGGCAAAACTCCAGCTTTAAAAGCATTTAACTTCTCTTGACTAAACCCAGTAAATTCTTGTATCAATGCAACCGAATCTACTTTCTTTTCTGTACTTAACATTCCTGAGATTTTCATTAAAGTTTCAATGGCTCTCATTTTATCTGAGTCCTTGGCTTCTTCCGATTCTACAATATCTTTTGTTTTTCCTAACAAATACGATTTTGTAATCCCAGTCTCATTTAGTAATAATTCTATTTCTTTATCTATCAACTGTCTAACCTTTTTGCTTTTTAATAAAACTTTTGTTTTCTGCTTGGCATAATCTAAGCTCTTTGTATTTTCATGAGCTTTCATAAAAGCTTCAATCGGTTTCATACCACTTGCTATATACTTTGCAAATATACGCTTAGATGAGGATAAGTTGCCCTCTTTTATTTTCTGATACCAATTCTTCTTACCAAAACGCCATATGTCTTGAACTGGCTCACCACCTAAGTCTTTTGTTCTTTCGCAGTTTGCCATACCAAGTAATGTTCTAATAAAATCATCACTAGCATTCTTTGTTTTTAAAACACCTCTTTTAATAACTACCGTTACTTGTCCATCATCAGTTTGTATCCAGTCGCCCGTATTTGCCTCTCTCCAGTCGTTTTTTATGTTTTGCTTAGGATGATATAGCCTGAACTCTTTTTCGTCCTTATATAGCTTATATTCAACGCCTTTTATTTTTCTAGAGTACGGCATTGTTAGTTCTGGCGGTTTTTAAATAACTGCTCGCCGTCTGTAATTAACTCAAATTCCCTTAATGATTTGATTCTTGATAGGAGCTCGGCAATTTTATTGTAAGTAGAGGAAGAAGGGTTTATAACATCTAGTAAGTGTATTTCATTACCAAGCTTTTTTATTTCATTTATGTTTGTAAAAACGCTTTCGTTACTAAATGAGTTATTTAACGCTTTATCAAATCTAGTGTCTCTTTTATCCATATGATAATTTAGTTAAAAAGGTTGT